CTAACCATCAAAAACCCAAAGAAGTGGATTACATTTCCTTGTGATTGATACAGCCTTTTTTAAATAAAAAATGTTCTCGGTGTTGGCGTTTAAGATGTTAGTTACTTCTTGCTCGTTAGCCTTCATGCTCGCATTGAAAGCGCTAAAAAAGCCCTCGTATTCTTTTATTTTGATTTTTAAGCTCTCGCCGGCGTTAGTAAGCCATTCAATGGAGTTTCTTAAACTGCTATCAATCTGTTCAGCGTCTTTGTCTCTTTGGATTTCATCGCTTAAATTCATCGCTTTGCTTACTTTATCCGTAAGTTTTTCCCTTAAATAGTTGTTTTGTTCCGTGAAAACAAATCTATAAAACCCTGGCTTATCGCTAAAAAACAAATCTTCCACTTTCTCGTTGGTTTTATCTACCATGTGTTTAATAAAATCTTGCTCCAAACTCGCTTCCGCTTGCGCGATCTCACGCTTTAGAGTTTCTAGCTCGATTTCTTTTTCTTTAATGCCCATGCTTATCCTTTCTTATTGTAATAGTCAAACTTTAACTAAAACTAAAATAGATTTTAAGGGTTATGTTTTAAAAATTTAATATAACCCTATTTTTTATTTTTTCTTTTAGCTAATATTCTTTCGCCATTAGATTTTCTGTCGTTTCTATCTAATAGCGGTTCTCTTGTTGGTTTTTAAATGCTAATTTAAAAACACCACTTAATAATAAACCTTATTAAGTGGTCAAACCCTTACTACTTTGCTAAAATGGATATTTTTTGAATACATTAAACTTAAATAGTTTGTTAGGCTGTCTTTAGCAAGCTTTAACAATTGTTTGTAATTTGCTAAAACGCTAAAATTGGTTTCATTGTTAGGTATTTCCAAAAGGTTGCATAAAACGCTATACACTAAAACATCAAGGCATATTTTAGGCAGTTTGATAGTGTCTAAAATATTACTAATCTCTTCGTAAGTATAATACACTACTTCAAGTTCTCCGCTCTTAAACGGCGTTACACTTATCTTATCGCCCAAAATAAATAATTCTAATTCTCCTGTATCTTTTTCTATCGTGTTACGGCTTTCTATTTTTTGCTTATCTAATTTAACGCTCTCTATTCCTAAAAGGTTATTTAGCGTTAAAAAGCGTTCTTCTTCAGTAATTAAAGATTTTGTGATCGCTTTGTTAAGCTTAAATTCTAAACAAATTTTTAAAAGCGCTTGATTGATATTTTCCACTAGCACGCTGTCTAATATTTCATAATTCCCTACTTCGTTATCGTTCAATCGTTCTCGCACTTTTGCTATAACTTCGCTAACTTCTATCATTTTGAAATCCCTTCCATCAATTCTTTTTCTCGCTCTAAAAAAAACCTAGGCTTAAGGTAATTAAAACCTTTTTTTATGTTCTTGTCATAAACTTCTAAAAAATCCGTTAATAAAGCCTTTTGTTGCTTGTTTTCTGGCTCTTTAGCGTTTAGTAGGTAGTTTTCTATGCTCTCCACTAAAAGCGCGTTAAAATTGATATTTTTAGGATAATCTCTATAATCCAAATTACCAACTCCATCACACACACCAAAACTAACGCCGTTAAACTTGAAAAAGTTCTTTTGCGTGAATGGTAGTTTAAGGTTTAGATTATCTTTGATTTCTTGCGTGTGGATCAAAACGCCCCTATAATCAAACGCTTCTAACAAACCGCTAACATCAAAAACCACAACTCGCATTATTTCAAGCCTTTCACTTTAGCAAACAAGCGCACAGCGTAATAAATCAAAACCGCTTTAAATACTGAAAACGCTTTCACTTCAAGCATGCTTTCTAAAAACAGATCGTCGCATTCCTTTCTTGTGTGGATTAGAAAATTATCCGGTCTTGGCATTACACCATTCAAAACATCGCACATGTAGTCATGCAAGATTGCGCATTTCAAATCGCTTCCGTATCGTGGTATTACAAAACTAAAACCCATATTCGTAAAGCCATCGCTAGAAAAACCGCTCGGTATGATTAGCTTTTTAGAATGATCGTTTTTCAAATAGTATTCAAAACCTTCAACAAGCCTCAATCGTTTGCCATCATTGCTAAACTCAGCCATGATCGGCTCGCTAAACTTCCTCATGTTAAGTATTCTTTGATTACAAATTTTTCTAACGCTTCTAAACTATTAATAGCGTTCAGGCGTTCTTTCTCTCTACCATAAAATATAATTATTTTCTGTTTAAACATTAAAGCTTCCTGTGAGAGTTTCAAAATTTGCTCTTTAGTGTGATTTTTATAAGTCTTATTCCTTACAACGCCGTTACTAACTTCAGCGCACCTAAAAACCGAATCAATCCCAGCAGTTACTAAAGCTTGCAAGTTAAATTGATCTTCTAACGCTAGATCGTAAGCGTGCAAGCTCCCTAAAACACTGCTTCTAAATTCTTTAACGATTTTTTCTTTACAAATAGCGTTAATTTGATTTACTAGTTCTTGCTTTTTTGTTTTGAGCGCGATCTCTTTCAATTTCTCTAAAACCTGTTCTTTAGTCGGTAGGTCGTTATTGTCTTTAGGGATAATGTTAAGGTTTATGTTTTTTCCTACCACTTCAAAACTTCCATAAATTCCCATTTCATCAAACACGCCACTTAAATATTTGTTAAACTCGCATGCGTTTTCTAAAACCATCATTAATTACTCCTTGTTGTGGTGTCGTTTAATTCTTGCTTAAAGCTTGCAGCGGTAGAAAAATCAGAGCCATCTTGCTTATAATCGTATCGTTTAGGGATTTCTAAAGCGCTAGGATAGTTCATGTTTTATTCCTTATACTTAATTTTTTGTGGTATGATTAGAATTATCAAGGTTTAGGGGATTAGTATCTTTCCCCTTGTAATTTGGTGCTAAAGGCGACTCAATTAGCTCATTCCTTGATTGATTCAATTCATAGCTTGTAATAACCCATCTATTATTTAAGGTTTCACCTTTCCAACTATCATTTAACCCCACTCTTTGATTTTTGAATTCAATTTTTAAACGCCCTAAATCATCTTTTGATAGTTTTCCATTGCTTATTATGTTAGGGATATTGTTAATGATTTCTAATGCGTATTTTTTAGCTTCTTCTTTACTCATGCCCTTGTCTATCGCATCGCTTTCCCTACGCTTCAAAATGTGTTCTAACCCGTAATCTTTATTGCCCCAAACTAAATCAATATCCCCTAAACCTTCCTTATAAAACGCTCCCGCTACAAAACCTTTTTTAGTTTCTAATAGCTTGTTAATCGCTCCTAAACCATCACCCTTAAACTCGCTATAATTATTTCCCCATTCGTTAGGCGTTTCAAGTTTTTGTCCTTTAATCCCTTTCTTGGTTTCTTTTTGCATGTCCTTAACGGCTTGTATCAAGCGCTTTAAGGTAGGATTATTTTCGCTCGGCTCTCTATTCACCATTAAAAGGTAATTCGTGAAATCGTAAATATCAATGTCCTTAAATTCCTTACTATCAGCATCAAACATGTCCTTAGTAACATCTGCGATCTTAAATTCTTTCAAACCTTTTTTAATGTTATCGCTTTTTAGTGCTTCAAATAACGCCTTACTAGGATCATCAAACCTCGCAAATCGTGCGATCGCTCCTAAAATCTCGCTTATATCGCTTATGCCTTGATCGCTCTTTTCAAACATTTCTAAAGAATTCGTTTTATAAAATTTTTCGCTCAAATCTTTCAGGCTCTCGCTTGTGGTTTGATAATTCTTTAAATTGGCAAAACTGCGATCCATAATATCGCTTAAATAAGCGTTCAAGCTTATATTAGGGAAACTCATGTCGTGGATTAAATTATGGAAACTGCCAGCGTTATCTACAAACATTTTTTTGACTTTTTCATAGCTTTTAGAATCGTTAGAAAATTCTTTCTGCCAGCGGTTCAATAATTCTATCCCTTGCGTTTTAGTCCTTGGCATGTTAAACATTAAAAGGGCTAAGTTGCTATCTCCTACATTAGGGTGCGTAGCCTTATCAAAATTAAGGTTTTTAGCCACAATATTTTTTAATGAATAGACGCTATCAGCGTTTAATTGTTTTTCTAATTCTTTTAATTTCGCTTCGTAGTGGCTTAAAACCGCTATGGCGTGATCGCTTTCGCTGTTAAAGCGTCCTTGATTAGATGAAGCCGCTAAATTGTTAATCTCGGTGTTATTCAAGCGTTTAGAGGGGACTCGCACTAACAACTCGTCCGGTTTTAGATCTATGTGGTAGTATTCCTTAATCGCTTTATCATAAGTATAACGGCTTTTAGGCGTGAAATTTAGCATGCCAGCTATGCGGTGGTTTCCTGCGATCACTTGCCCATCATGTAGAATGATCGGTAAATCTTCAAAACCTCCACTCCCAAATATCTTTTTAGGGTCAAAATTCTCAGCAATGCTTTTAATCTGCTCTTCGTTCATATCAGTGCGTTTTTGCGTCCCGCCTGTGGTGAAGCTCGGTTTTAAATCTTTGGCTTTCACGATCGCATAATTGAGATCGTAAATCTCTCTTTCATTCAACCTCACTCGGCTTTTAGGGATCTGCGCTTGGCTTATCGTGGGTATATCCTCTCCTACTTCTATTTTAGTCTGGCTTTCAATATTTCCTGCATTGCCTCGCTCGTGTTCTAATTTCTTTTTTAAAGCGGCTTTGCGTTCTTGTTCTTGCTCTTTTAAGCGTGTAAATTCTTTTTCGCTTTCTAATTTCTCGCTTTCTAGTTTCGCAAGCTTTTCGGCGTTGGCTTGTTCTAGTGGGCTTAAAGGCTCTTGCTTTTTTAGTGCGTTTGTGGTAGGATTAGGTTCATTAAGGTTTAAGGCACTATAGTTGCTATTGCCTTTGTAATCGTTAGAAAGTGGCGATCGGGTTTCTAACTCCCTTAATACTTTTCCATCTCTCTCGTAGCTAGTAACTATTAAGTGATTTTTTAAGTCATTACCAAACCATTGATTAGTTAACCCTACTTTTACATCGTTCAATTCAACGCTAACGCGCCCTAAATCGTCTTTAAATAGCGTTCCCTTCTCAATGACTTCAGGAATGGATTTTAATAATTCGTCTGTTCTTTCTTTGATTTGCTCTGCGTTTAATCCTAATCTTGTGTATTGTTTTTCTCTCTTTTCTAAGATATGCGCTAACCCATAGCCATCGCTGTCTTTAGTCTTTGGCGTTCCCCATACAAAATCAATCCCTCCTAAATCGTCCCTGAACGCTGCGCCTGCGACTTGTCCGTTTTTCTCTTGTAATAATTTCTCTAACGCTTCTCTAGGCTTTAAGGCAAACTCGGCGTAATTCTTACCGAATTCTTTGAGGGGGGTTATAGCGTGTTCTAAATCGCGTGCTTTTTCTTTGATTTCATCACTCGCTTGTTTGACGCCGTTATTAAGCTCTTCAATGATTTTAAGCGTGTTGTTAGTGAATTGAGAATTTTTAGCGCTTAATTCTAACTGCTTGCTAAAATCGCTTATCGTGTGGCTTCTTTCTAACGCTCTTTTAATGTGATACTTTAACGCTGCTCCTGCGGTGGCTTCGTTCAAGGCTTTGGGCAATTTAATTCCTAAAATGCGATCGGGCGCGTTTCTAAATAATGTCCCTAGCGTGAATTTAGTCCATTGGTATTTTAACGCTCCGCTTAACGAGGTGGCTAAACCTTGGCTTAAATTCTTGGTGGTGGATGGCTTTAAGCTTTCTGCGATCTTAGCATCATTTTTAAAAAGCTTATGAAAACCGCTCGCTATGTCAATGTATTCTTTAGCCTTAGGCGTGGTAAAAACTTCATCCTTAAACTCATTAAGCTTATTGAAAAAATGCGTAGGGTGTGGTGTTTTGTTCTAGTATATTAAATATTGAATAATAAAGTTAAATAAGGCTTTTTGAGTATTAATATTTGATTGGAGCAGAGCCTTTCCATATTTTAAAAAGGCTAATCAAAAATATCCATTAAGGATAAAATGCTAGTAAATCCTAAAACCATAAGTAATGTTAAACATTATATGGCTCCTGTCAGAATACACATTGTGCGTTAAAGGCTGTGTCCCAGGCCCGTTAGGATCGACTGGAACATACATGCCACAATACCCAATACAATAGCCTTTTTTGGTGATATTGCCATAATATTCTAGTTTTAAATCCATTCTAATATTATACCTATTAGAAAAATAACTCAAAAAGAGCGCAAGACTCCTTTCATCAGCCCTTGGGCTATCCGTCCAACGGCCTAAAATTTTCCAACTAAACCCTCTATATTGTGAGCCTACATACAAAAACCCGTTGATAACATCAGCACCAACAATATTGTTAATTTCTGCGTCATAAATACTATTCGTCCAGATGTTATACCCCAAAGGATCCCCATAAATACCTATATCACCATTAGCGTTACCGATATTTTTATAGACACTGCCCCCAAATTGCCACTTGTTATAGTAAAAACGAGTGCGGAAGAAATAAGTTTGCCCGCTTTTTCCTAACGGCACTTGTTGGAAGAGGATAATATCATTCTGATTGGCTGGAGTGGCAAAAATGGGGAAAAACCCCACGAAAGTGCCTACAAAACGAAAGCCTTTATTGTTGAAATTAGGGTTGGTGTCGTAAGTGATATTAATGCCTGGCGCATACATTCTTTGAAAGATCGCATAAAAATAAGGGTTGATTTTTAGGTTGTCTTTTTCATATTTCAAATCCGCAATCATTAGAGCCTTACCGCTTGTATAATAACGCCCAAAATACCAAAACCAGTCGCTTGACGCTGAAGCCCTAGCGTCTGAATACATCACTCTTAACCTGGTGTCTTTGTATTTGACGAAGCCTTCAACCCCTTGAGTGTAAGAAGTGAACCAATCATACTCTTCAGCATCATAGCGCCCCCCTTTCACGCCAAAACTGAATTTGTCTTTTTTGTAGTTGTAGCTCAAAAAAGCGTTATGCACCATGGCTAAACGAGGTTTTTGCACATTTAAACCGCTATGTCCCGCATACCAACCAATATATTGCCAAAAGATACCCGCCCCAAAAGGATCAGTCCTAGAGCCAGGCTGGCCATTAGGGATATTGTTGCCTTGATAGGCGGTAGAGTCATAGGGAAGCGCTGCCATCATAGCCCCCACTTCCGCTCTCAAACCCTTGTATAAACCCATGCTCAAATTCAATTCGCCGAGTAAAGAAGTGTAGCTACCTGTAGGATAAATGTCTTTAGAAGGCTGGTATCTTTGGTTGTTAAAGCCAAACTTGGTATAGCTGCTCACCTTTCCAACAATGCTCATGTTGAATTTATAAGCTTGAAGTTTGGATAAAAAAAGACTAGAAAAAAGCAAAAAAAATAGAGAGTGAGAAAAATATCTCTTAATTTCCAAAACCCTAACTCCCAAAGATATTAAAATAAAAATATAAAAAAGGTATACCTAAGAGATAGGGGAACTCTCTCAGAAACTATAACTAATGTGTGTCATCAAATGGCTTCTGTCTTGAGTGATGCTTTTTGCGATACCGCCCATGTTTTGAGGACCTTGCGCGAACGCAGAAGATTCAAACAAACCATTATTCAAGTTAAGCGGTTGCCCGTTTGGCCCAAGGAAACCGGTTCCAGGGTTGTAACCCGCACGAATTTGGAACTCTAACCATACGAGTTTGAGACCCGCTTTAACATGCTTGCTGAACTGATAGTCTAGATACATACCGATACCATATTCCAAAGCCCTTGGTGCAGTGGTGAAGCGCTGATAAACACTCCAACTGAACTTACCATGCTTGCCCCCACCTTTAACATACTCGGTGAACGCGTCAGCGTCGGTAATGTTGTCAATCCCCGCAAACCCTAAGCTGTAGATGCCACCGACCCATTGTTCGATACCATCAAGAGCCACAGGGTTACCCCAAGTACCTAAGTTCATGTTAGGGTTACCAATGTTGAGATAAGCACCACCAACCACAAAGTAGTTGTTAATGTCTATATGGTGGTGCAAATAGAGCGTAGCACCGCCAGGACCTTGCAAGCCACGCCACTTACCATTATCCAAGAACGGATCCCAAGTGTTATAACGAGCGGGTGCGTAACGACCGTATTCAGCGTTATTCCAACGATAGTCATACAACACATAGAGAGTCGTTTTGTTTCTAATGCCTATCCCTCTGAACTCAGGATTGGTATCATACTCTACTTTAACACCGGGCAATGTGCCTACTTGTGGGATAAGATACACATAAGGGTGGATCAATAAATTCTTTGTAGGGCGATAAATAATACCGGCTTTATGAATACCCCAAGGCTTTTCACGATAGATAGGGAACAACCATTGACCATCAGCGATACCACGACCCCAAGAGCTAAAGAGCAAGAACTTCATCTTATTCGTGAGCTTGAAAGTCCCATAAAAACCTTGGAACAATTGGTAAATCCAATCCATTTGCTCCTGCTCCGTAACATCAAAGCGCCCCATTACCATATGGACTCTGTCGCTATCATAGGTGAGATTCGCTTTATAAACTTCATAGCGCCTTGAATGCCCAGGCAAGTAGGCGTTAGCCGGATAGTAGTTAGGGAACAAGCCGTTCCACTCACCCATATACATATAGCCAATACCCCTAGGGTCAATAATACCGCCTGGTCCTTGCTGTTCCCACATTTTAGTGGCATTCATACAAAGGCTCAAAGAATCAGTGCCGCAAGAAGTTTTATCCCAATAGCTTGGGGGGGTAAAATCCTTTGCCCACCTATCATACCTAGTGTTATCATAAACTTGTCCGCCCAAAACACCGCCTACATTCACGGTCCATCCCCTACCTAAATGCACAGACCCTTCTAACTTACCCGTAAGGTTAACAAAAGTTTCTGTGGGATAGATACCTTTAACAGGGTTAATAGGCGAACGGTTAAAACCCACTTTGGAGAAGTTGATAAAATCTCCATGCACTTCATAAGTAACCGCCCCTAATGAACCCGTAGTGAACAATAGTGGCAAGGTAAAACGCTTTAGCAATGCAGCCGCAACTTTTCGTTTCTTTAATTTCATTCCTCTTCCTTACTTTACTTGAGAATAGATAAATTACTCTGTAGAAATAATTGTAGCATAAAAGAATATAGATTTAGTTTAAAATCAAGCTAATTTTTCTTAAAAATCACAAAATTTAAAACACAAGTTTATCCTTAAAAGCTTGCTGATGAGCATGCAAATGGATAAGATGATCTTTTAAGATCCTAATAAGGTATCAAAAAAAGGCTTTTTAAAGGCTTAATAGGGAATTTACTGATACAATAAAAAGCGTTGTTTTATATAAAAATAATAATAAGGAAAAAAATGAAAAAAATTGGTTTGAGCTTGTGTTTGGTTTTGAGTTTGGGTTTTTTAAAAGCCCATGAAGTGAGCGCTGAAGAGATTGCGGATATTTTCTACAAACTCAACGCCAAAGAGCCTAAAATGAAAATCAACCACACTAAGGGGTTTTGCGCTAAAGGCGTGTTCTTCCCTAATGCACAAGCAAAAAAGGATTTAGATGTGCCATTGCTCAATGAAAAAGAAATCCCTGCGTCTGTAAGGTATTCTTTAGGAGGCGTGGCGATGGATGATAAAAGCAAAGTTAGGGGAATGGCGTTAAAATTGGAAAACCAAAACGCTAGCTGGACAATGGTGATGCTCAATACAGAAATCAATTTTGCCAAAAACCCTAACGAATTCGCTCAATTTTTTGAGATGAGAATCCCTAAAAATGGCAAGGTGGATGAAGCAAGAATCAAAAAGCTTTATGAAGAAGTCCCCTCTTATAAGAATTTTGCCGCTTACACCAAAACGATAGGGATTAGTTCAAGCGTGGCTAACACGCCTTATTATAGTGTGCATGCGTTCAGGTTTAAAGATAAGAAAGAAAAATTATTGCATGCGAGATGGAAATTTGTGCCTAAAGAGGGCATTAAGTATCTTAACCCCCAAGAATTAAAGCAAAAAGACTCAAATTATCTGCTTTCTTCATTCCAGCAACACCTTAAAACTAAGCCCATAGAATACCAAATGTATCTGGTGTTTGCGAATAAAAATGATGCCACCAACGACACGACCGCGCTTTGGAAAGGCAAACACAAGGAATTACTGGTAGGGACCTTGAAAGTTGAAAAATACGAAGGAATGGGTTGTAATAAAGATGTGTATTTCCCAGCCGATCTCCCTAAAGGCGTAGAAGCCCCTACTGACCCCTTATTCCAAATAAGGAATGAAGTTTATGGGATCACTTTTAATAGAAGGCAATAAAAAAGGCTAAGGCAAATCAAAATATAAGTTGATTAAAAAAAATGCGTTTTTATGAGTTTGGGGGAGTGGGATTTTTGTTTAAAGCTTTTGAGTGCACCCACTAAAACACTTCCTCTCTTATTTAAGGGACACATTCACGCTGAATGTTGA